ATAACGTCACCGCCTAAAAATGGTACGCTATGACCGAAGACAATCTGTAGAACGATTGCCAAACTAATCAACTTAATACCTACATTTATAGCGGCATCAGCACCTTTCATTACTTTATCTAACATTATGTTTACTCCTTTTAAGTTTAACATCAACCTCTTTCAGAGTTTTGTCTGCTTTTTTTAACAGAACAGGTATCTGTACCTTTTCCTTCCATAGTTTACGTATCAAATTTACTTTCATAAGTACCCACTCCAACTCCACTCTCCATCTTTTCAAAATCAGGACCTAATTCTTTTTTATATACAGACTCCATGAACTCTTCAGAGGTATCATCATCATCAAACAGTCTTATATATTCAGAGTCCTTGGTGAAATCAATCTTCTCTATCATAGCATTTCTCCCAATGTCTATCTAAATACTTCCTTACTATCGTCCACGCTTTCTTACCTCTGTGTGTGACAGTACATTCCATACAGTCCTTCAGTCCATTACTCAGTAGTGGTACATTCACAGGGCATTCGATGAAGTACAACGGACAGTAACAGAACATACAGTTGAACTCCTTGTCTTCTATACCCTTATGACAGGGGAAGAACTCACATTCTTTATTGGTATATATCTGATAACTCAAATATGCCAACCCGCACATAAAGTTTCATACGATGGAGAGCAAGTTAATTGTTGCATCCGTTTCTCTTCCATCATAGTTTCAAATTCACTACAACCAACTAACAACATAACTAAAATTATAAACAATATTATTTTCATTCTCATACCCCTATTATACCATTAAAAGCCTTTTCATTCCACCTCTCTTTCCTCTTCAATTAAATCTACTAGTTCACATACACTTCCATTACAGGCCATGGTCTTCATACCCTTAGTAGTGTCTGTAAGCTCGTATTCTTCGATTCTGGACCAGTTAACTGCTTCAGGCATGCCCCCTACTGCTTCGAGATAAACTCCCTCTGTACAGTCCTCATAGGGTGCCTGTTGATAAGTGTGGTCTGAGTAGGGTAGGAAGCTGACACCACTCACTTCCTCAAAATGTTCATATACCCATGCCCCAACATCCATCCATTCATGTTCCTTAACACTGATAGTTACACTGGGTTTATGCTCACAATAATACCTCTGATATGTGAGCCATAGTTCAAGCTGTTCTATTGCTGTCCTATCATCTCTAAGCACAGCATTTTCAGGTGCCTTCATAGGGAAGGTAAACACATTAACACTGTCAGGTTTCATAACATCAGGTTCACAGGGCACACCTTCATCCTTCATGAGCTGTGATATAGGGTCCTTCACATCCGCTCTGACTCTTCGTAGATAATAATTGTTATGTCTAGGATGAATGCCTGATGCCGAGTCCACTAATTGACTGACAGTACCACTAGGTTTAATAGCTGTAATGGATGTGGACTGATTAATTCCTAATCTCTTTGCCCATTTTTTGTTAGTCTTTATAGCTAGTTCTTTTAACGAGATAAGGAACTCAGGCAGGGTATCCTTAGTATGCCATCCCCTTTCCTTTCTACTGGTACCATTCATAAATGAATTGTCCATGATACCAGTAAGGCTTACACCTAAGAGTGCCTCCTCCTCTGTATTAATGGTCCATTTTTTCCTAAGTCTTTTTATGTTTGTTAATGAAGCCTGAAAGGTACCTAGTATTGTAGCTAGTTCCACCTTCCTTCTTAATGATTCTATTGAGTCATCATTTCTAATGACAACTTCCGTTAGATTACAGAACTGTCCATCCCTAAGAATAATTTCCGAGCAAGGGTTACATCCAAACTCATGGTCAGGGTCCCTTCTCTTTGTCTTAGCAACCTGTTTGATTGCTGCTTCCCTATTAAATATACCGCGCTCACCTGATTTAGAATCATAAAGGGAAGTCCATTCCTTCATAAAGATACCCATGTCCGGCTTCTCTGTATAACAGACAGAGTTATTACTCAGTGCCATTTCCGGTGTATCTATCCACCACTGGCCAGTCTTGGCACCACGCATACGTTCATCAGTTAAGTTAGATAGAGAGATGAGGGCACTTCGTCTAACACCGCCCACTACAACTACTTCCGCTACCTTACACATCAGTCTATGACACTCATAAGAGTTGAGTTTCCTACCCGCTGCATTACGAAAGATAGTACAAGCGAAGTGAAACAAATCCACCAGTGGCTCAGGACCACTAGCTCTACCACCAAATGTATTGAGTCTGGAACCCTTAGGTCTAACCTTGGATACATCCCAGTGTGGTACTTCACCATCAAATAGATAGCTGATAAGTTTTTTAAATGCCCCTTGCCATCCTTCCTTGCTATCCTGTACTACAATAGTGTCATCTACATCCACCACTTGCTCAGGTATCTCAGGTAGTTTATTAATATGTTGTCGTTCAACACTGAATCCTACGCCAGTGCCATGCATGAGGATATATAAACACTCATCGAATGCCTTCGGGTGGTCCACGCTGAGGTAGGCACAGTTATATCCTGCTATATGATTTTCCTTTAGTGCCTTACCTGCTGTCATTAAGGCTCTCATGCTGGGCATAATCTCAAGATTCAATACTGCTGTTTCCAGTTTCCTCCTAGTCTTGGCTGTAAGTTCACCCTCTGTATTTTCCTTGAGGTGTTCCTCCATGAAGTCAAAGTAACGGGCAACAGTTTCCTTCCATGTTTCCCTTCTGTTCTTTTCAGGTAGCCACCTAGCATATCTACTAAGGGCAATAAAGTTTTGGTAATCATTCGGTAGTGTGTTCAATATGTCCTCCTCGTTTCTTGTTCTCTTTCTTCTTGTTAGTAATAGTCTTGGTATGCCATAGCCTATCATGCCTCAAAGCATACTTTAGTTTGTTTATGATAGGATGTGATTTAGTCTTCATCTTCTATCCCATCAAATTTATGAATGTTGTCCATCAACTTGTCTTCAAATTTTAATAACAACTCTTCAGGTTCAATTTCCAACACTTCACAGAGCAAGCATACGTCAAACATGCCAGCTATCTTTTCTTTTAGTTCATTGAATAGTAGTGTCATAACATTTTTAACTCCTCTAATGTATCCATTGTAAACCATCTGAAGCCTTCCTTGTCACACCATTCACCCATAGTTATTTTGCCACCCTTCCTAACTTTTTTCTTAGGGTTGGTAAGGATGAACACCAGTTCGTAGGCTGGGTAGGAATCCCTAATGGAAATATATTTTCTGGTATCACCATTCCTAAAGAAGCCTTTACATTCAACCAGTAAATCATCCTTAACAAAATCAGGAATATAGTTTGCTTTGATTATGTAGGGATACTTACATGGTTCATACTGCCACCCTGTTAACTCATCACCTACAGCTGATTCAAAATTGTTCCTATATTTAATGGTACTTTTGGCTTTCATTTTCATCGGGTATAAAAATAAAGTCTAGGTCCTCACTATCCGATGTGAAGTCCCCTTCCTTTATTGCTGGTTCCTTCATACTATCCATCATTAAAGCAAGATTGGTTAGTAATTCCTCTTCATCATTAGCAATGACCATTACTGGCTCTGCTCCAACACTTTCTATATTATCATTGGAGTCATAGAACACTTCCCGAATTGAAACGTAACCGTCCTGTCCTTCTAATAGTCTATAGTTCCATTGCTGGCTCATCTTACCTCCATAACATTAGGTTGTTTATTAACTACTGCTAGGAACCTTGGACCATTTGAATAGAGAAAGGTTCTCATGTTAGGGTAGCAGTGTTTCTTAAACTCACAGTAAGAACATCCTACAGGTAATTTCATGTTACCTGATTTACCATCAGCAACTAACTCATAACATGGCTCAGGAATAGTATCGTTTTCTATCATTTCCTTAGCGTGTTTAATTCTCTTAACAACATCCTTGTTTATTAGGTCTATCTTTGTTGTTGTTAAGTGGCCATTCTGTTTATCCATGGCTAGGAACATAGCTTCATCAGCGTCTTCCGCCTGACCATAGCCACTGAGCTGGTCTATGTACCCAAAGGGGTCATCATATTCCAAGCGGTTTTCCTTGAACTTCTTAAAGCCATAAGTTGAAGTTGATTTAACATCAGTTAGTACACCATCAATCTTACAGTCCATGGAACCTTTAATACCTTCAAGCTCCACTCTTTTCTGCTCATCAGTAACAT